TCTTTCACCGCGTCGAAGCCGATCGACAGTCCCCGAACGATTCGGGCCTTAATAAGGAGGTACGCCTTCTTCGCCTCGGGTAGCTCCATGAGAAGCTGCCCCTTCACATGCAGAGCGTCGGGTCCGTCTTCAAGGGTGAGCGTGCCGATTGGAACGTCCGGTTTGTGCTGCCACAGCATCGGCACTTCGTTGCCGTGATCTTTGATCGTCTTCGTGAAGGCGCCGGGCTCGACCAGATCCTTGCCGAGATCGACGACGTTGTACACGCTCAGCATCCCGGTGAACGAGCCATCGGCGGAGATCTCTTTGATCTCCATGCGGAGATTGTTCTTGCGCTTGATTGCGGGCATTGCGGATGCTCCTTGTCAGTTCGATTTCGGTTTGCTGCCGAGCCGCACGAGGCCAGATGCCTGGGTGCTGCCGGGTGTTTGGTTGGCGGGCAGCGGCTGCATGTTGAGCTGGATGTGATAGTCTTCGCCGATGCCGTCCGGAAGTTTGTTCCAGTCTTCGAGGTCTCGGATGTCGTCCACGCTGGCGACGCCGTTTTGCAACATCGTGGCGTAGCCCGTCATCCGGCTTTGGAAGTCGCCGCGAAGCAGCGCGTTCAGATTATGTTTGAAGAAATAGCCCTGCGTCTTCTCTTCCGGCGTCAGGACGCATCGCCAGAGTTCCTGCTCCCAGCGGGTGATCCACGCGCTGAGCGTCATCTTCACGAACTCCAGCGCAAGTTGCTCGATATTGGAAAACGTCGCGCGGGAGAGGTCTCCCACCAGGTGCGGCGACACCAGAAACCACCGGCAGATCTCGTGAATGTCGAACAGGCGCGTCTCAAGCATCTGCGAGTCGGCCATGCTGAGCCCGATCTGCTTGTAGCTCAGGCCGTTTTCCAGAATGGGCGCTTTGTGCGCCTGCTGGTACGTCTTCTCCCAGTCATCACGGAACTTATCGAAGTCGGCATCGTTCTTGAACTTCTGCGCGTGCTCCAGCAGGTACGGGACGCGCCCGCCGTTGGCGAAGAATCGCCCGACGTTGCGCTCGGTCGCGATGGCGGTGCCAATCGACTGGCGGGCCATCGTGATAACCGAGAAGCCGCAGATGCCCGTTGGACCGATCCCGCGGATGTGCAGCAGATCGTGAGGCTTGTTGCGCTCGACCGTGTAGGTCTTCTCGGGGCTGTTGCCATCCTTTACGACGTAGATCAGACGACGCTGCCCGCTGCGCTCACGGTCGGGTACGACCTGCGACGGCAGCAGCGGATGCATTTCGAACGCTTCGCCGGTACCGCTGCGGCGGAAGATCTGCGCATACGCATTACCCTGCAACAGGCAGTGGCTGGTCAGCGTCTCGCGGAATGTCATCGCCGTCATTTCGTCGCTCGGCGCGTTTCTCATGGCCGAGAACATCGGGTGGTCAATCGCCGGGTTCTTGACGCCGGCTTTCTGCTGCAACATGACCAACGGAATGAAGCCGGTCGATTCGCTAATGATGCGGGTGCAGGCCCAGACCACCGAATGATTCAGCGCGGTCTCAAGACTGACGACTTCGCCCGACCACGCAGGCATGCCGCCTGACAAAATCGAATAGAGACCCGGATAACCGTTGCGGGCATACCAGCCCACGTTGACGGCATCGAAGCTAAAGCCTCCTGCGGCCTTCAGATCCAGCGAGACAGGCTTCGAGCTGAAGCCGTCCAGCATCCCTTTCAGTCGGGACGTAATCTCGGGAAACATCTACCCGACGCTCCTGAGCCCGGTGTAAGTGATCGTCTTGCTCTCCATCACCAGCGCGCGATGAAGCGCGTTCACCGCTGCCGAGATTCCGTCGATGCGGGAAGAGTTCTTCTCCCGGTCGGGCTTCGAGAACATCAGGTTGTCGTTGGCCCATTTGGCGTTCAGACAGCTTGCGTTCCAGCGCAGGACCGGGTGGCCGCCGTGATAGAGGCGGGCCGACGCCACGAGTTCCAGCAATTTCTTCGACGGCTCAGAGAGAGTCTGGAATCCCTGGCGAACCTCGATACAGGGAAAGCCCTCTTCGACCATCGGCACCGACATCTCGCGCGAGTTCCAGGGATCGAAGCAGATCTCCTGCAAGTCGAACATCTGCGCGCCCCATTCGAGACGCGCTCTCACATCCCGGTAATCGATGACGCTGCCCGGCGAGAGTTCAATAAAGCCCTCTTCCGCCCACTGCTGGTACGGCATGCCGTCCCGAAGTTGCCGCTGCCTCACCTTCGCTGCGGGAGTCCAGAAGAAGGGCAGAATGTCGTAGCCGCCGTCGTCGCAGGGGAAAACGAAAGCCACGGCGGAAAGATCCGTGCTCATGGAGAGATCGACGCCAGCCCAGCACCGCCGTTCGATGAAGTGCCGAAGCAGGTCGTGCGGCAGCGGGCGGATTAAGTCCTCGGGCGCCTTCGGCAGCAGTCCGGCCGCATGCCAATCGCTTCGCGAGGCGTCCCACTGAACCAGATCGATGGCGCGCGATTCCTTCTGGTCCCACATGTTAAGGAAGTAGCGTTTGAACGATGTGAGATCTCCCTCGGCGGCGTGCGAAACATACTGCTCGCGGATCTTTGCGATATCGAGGAACCCACCGTTCTGCTTCAGGCTGGGATTCGCCTTGATCCACGTCTGCGGGTCCGCGGGATCGTCTTCCTTCGCCGCGCCATAAATCCTGCCGTAGAACTTCGGATCGGAAACGACGCCTGCTTCAACCTTGCGGGTCTTCTCGTGCATCCGCCAAGCCAGCGGTGATTCATTCTGGACGCCCGCCGTCGTGATGGCGATGGTCAGTGCCTGCTTTCGCGTGATGCCGCCATTCGAAAGGACATCCCAGTTCTCAATCTGTTTGCGGGTCTTCCAGCGGTGGAGCTCGTCCGCAATCACGCATGCCGGATTGACACCATCGCCGACGTCTCCGTCGGCCGCGATCGCTGCATAGAAGGAATCCGGGTCCGAGCGCTTGACGATCCGGTTCGTGCCGCGCAGAATCCTGAGCCGCCTCTTGAGCAGAGGCGACTGCTCGACCATCTTGCAGGCGGCTCGATAGACGTTCATCGCCTGGCGGGTGGCCGACGCCGCGCCGTAGACCTGGCATCCCTGCGTGTGGCTCATCAGGAGGACGAGCAGAACGATGCCAGCGGCGAACTCCGTCTTACCGGACTTCTTAGGTGTTTCGAGATAAACCATTTCGATGATGCGATTACCGGCGTCGTCTAACTGGCCGAAGATCTGGCAGAGCGCTTCTTCCTGCCACGGGCAAAGCAGGAACGGCTGTCCGTACCACTCGTCCGCCGTGTGCTTGAGCAGGTGCTCGAAGAAGTTGCAGGCTGCATCGGCGTGCTGCTGTGAAAAGGGCACATTCTGTCTGTTTTTTAATAAGGGCGGCGAAGCGAATTGACTTGCTTGCCGGGGGGATCAGAGTGATTCATGTGGTGTACCCGGCTGGACCGGGACCGAAAAGAGACCAGCAAAATGAAAAAGATTACGAACAAAACGAACACCACAAAGAAGACCGCCAAGGCCCCGAAGGCCACAACCCAGAGCGCGGGTTGCCGCGAGCACCCGGTTCCTTACCCCGGCTGCCCGGACTGCGAAGCCGAAGCAACCCGGCAGGAGCAGATGAAGGCCGACCAGGCGAAGCTGAAAGCGGGCGACCAGAAGCGCAAGGCCTCCGTGAAGGCAGCGAAGGCCACCAAGGCCACCCCGTCGAAGGCCGCAAAGGTTGTCACGCCGGCGAAGGCGAAGGCCACCAAGGCCCCCAAAGCGGCCAAGGCGGCGAAGGAACCGAAGGCCGCGGGAACCAGCAAGAAAGACCAGGTCCTCGCCCTGATCAGCCGCAAGAACGGGGCCACCCTCGACGAGATCATGACGGCGACGGGCTGGCAGAAGCACACGGTTCGCGGCTTCATCGCGATCCTCGGCAAGAAAGGCACGAAGATCGAGTCCACCAAAAGCGAGGCGGGTGCCCGCACCTACAAGGCCGCCTGAGTGCAGCCCGCGCGACCTGCCCACCTGCAAGGGTGGGCTTTTCGCCGTTAATGGCCGCAGATTTAACTTGGCTTCCTACCGAACAAGAGTGATGAATGGTGATGCCATGAAGAACACCACACCACGCGACGAACGCAACAAGACCAGATCTTTCCGCGCGGCCTTCGCTGCGCGCGACCGGGCAGCAGCCACGCCGGGCTTCGCGATTCAGATCCTCCGCGATACCGACCTCGGAATCGCCACGCTGATTGTCGAAGACGAAGAAGGCCACTACGAACCGGTAAACTACGCCAGCAGCCTCGGCGAGGGTTTCGAGATGGCCAAGGAAGACCTTCGCAATCGGCAGCGGAAGGTCGAAGCCGACCAGGATCCCGGCCTTTGCCCCTGGGAGTACAAGGTCTGGGCGCGCGGGCTCGAAGGCAAGATGGTGGTGGCTGCCACCTGGAACGTAAGGGACCTGTAGAAGCATCACGCAGCCTTGCCCGCCAACCGATCCAACGAGACTTCCTCGAAGGATCGGTTTTCTTCGTTCAGAGCTTTTTCCCCGCTCCACTCCTGCCAACGCCGAATAATCACATCGCAATACTTCGGGTCGATCTCCAGCAGCCGGGCCTCGCGACCGTGCTTCGCGCAAGCGATCAGCGTCGAGCCCGCTCCACCGAATGTGTCCAGCACCACATCGCCATTGCGGCTGCTGTTCAGAATCGGATAGGAGATCAGATCCACCGGTTTCATGGTCGGGTGATCGGTGGAACGCGTCGGCCTGTCGAAATTCCAGACCGTGGTCTGCTTCCGGTCTGTGAACCAGCTGTGCGAGGCACCGGGCTTCCAGCCATACAGGATCGGCTCGTGCTGCCAATGGTAATCCTGCCGCCCCATCACTAACGTCTGCTTGACCCATACACAGCACTGTGCCAGTTTCCACCCGGCATCAACCAGCGCGCGGCGGAAGTTCATGCCCTCGGTGTCCGCATGGAACACATAGATCCCCGCACCTTCTTTTGTGACGCTGGCGAGGTTCTGGTGCGCCTGCCGCAGGAAGTTGT